GAGAGCGCCGCCCTCATCGTCGAGCCCGTAAGCAACGTGCCGACGCAGAACACATCGCTGCCCACACTCGACCACGTACTAAACATGCGCGTGGTAATCATTGTGCGTGACGCTGTACCCGATCAAGCTGCCGATCCAATAATTGAGTCGATGCACAGCAAACTTGTCGCCGACCTCACCCTAGGCGGCTTGTGCATCGACATCCAACCAGGCCCTACCGAATTTACCCTAGAGGCCGCCGACACTCCCGTAGGCGTAATCTTCAACAATTACAGAATCCTCTACCGCACATCGGTAAGCGACCTAAGCATCTAAGGTGCGTCGAGTCCGTAATCGTTGTAAGCCGCGCTGCCTAGCCTGTGCTCTGCATACCACGGGTAGGAGGGCAACCTCCTAGGCACACATGGCACTGACTCGGAAGCGTCTAATCCTCGTGAAAAAGGAGGTGACCTACGGCACCGACAGCTCGCCGGCAGGCACCGACGCGCTGCTGGTGCGCAACCTTGACATCACCCCGATCGAGGCTGATCTCGTCAGCCGCGATCTCATCCGCCCTTACCTCGGCAACAGCCCGCAGCTGCTCGCCAACAGCCGCGTGAGCATCACGTTCCAGGTCGAAATGGCCGGTTCCGGCACCGCTGGTACGGCTCCCCGCTACGGCTCGATTCTCCAGGCGTGCGGCATGAGCGAAACCATCGTCGCTACCACCAGCGTCACCTACGCCCCGGTCAGCGCCGCCTTCGCCAGTGCCACGATCTACTTCAACAACGACGGTGTGCTCCACAAAGCCACCGGCTGCCGTGGCACCTTCACCCTGAACGCAGCCGTGGGCGAGATCCCCACAATCGACTTCACGATGACCGGCGTCTACAACGCACCCACAGACACCGCCGCCCCCGCTGTCACCTACAGCACCCAAGCCAGCCCCCTGGTCTTCAAGCAGGGCAACACCTCGGCCTTCCAGTTCTTCTCCTACGCCGGCTGCCTCCAGTCGGTGAGCTTCGACATCGCCAACAGCACCGTCTACCGCGAACTCGTCGGCTGCACCAAGGAAGTCCTGATCACCGACCGCAAGCCCGCTGGCACGGTCATGATCGAGGCCCCCACCCTGGCCACCAAGGACTACTTCAACCTCGCCCAGACCGAGACGACCGGCAACCTGACCTTCCTGCACGGCACCACCGCCGGCAACCGCGTCACGCTCACCGCCAGCCAGTGCGACATCGCCAACCCCTCCTACGGCGACCAGGACGGCATCCAGATGCTCAACATCCCGTACATCGCCGTCCCGACAACGGCCGGCAACGACGAGGTAAGCCTCGCGTTCACCTGAGCGGCAGCGCACCCCACACCATCACACCCCCACGCCACTTATGGCCAAGACCTCCGCGCTGCCCACCCCCGACCCCATCCCGGCCGAGGGCGGCAGCTACCTCCTCGACGAGAAAACCGGCAAATGGCAACTGCTCGACCGCACCGAGCCCGCTAAGCTGGACGCCGCTCAGCCTCAGCTGGACACTAAGTCGGAAGCTAAGCCGGAAGCTGAGCCGGAAGCGGACACTGCGCCGGCTCAGCTGGACAGTTCCACCGCCGAAGGCTGAGCACCTCAACACACCCGCCTTAGCTAAGCCGCAAGCACCTCCGCTTCCGGCTTAGCTTTTTTGCGCCTATAGTACGAAAGCATCCCATTTACGCCCCTCAACTTATGGCGTTCGTTCGCAAGAAGGTCAAGACCTTCAAGTGGCCTGTAACCATCGAAGAACCCGCTGACGGCGGCACGTTCGACTCCAGCACCTTCGACATCACCTTCAAGCGCCTGGGCCGTAAGGAGTTCGGCAAACTCAGCGAGAAGGGCGATCTGCCCCTGCTCAAAGCCGTCGTGCTCGGCTGGAACGGCATCAGCGACGAAGACGGCACCGACCTCCCCTTCTCCATCGAAGCGCTCACCGACTTCGCCGACGACCCCTACTGGGTGCGCGGTGTCCTGAAGGCTTACACCGAGACCTTCGACGGCGCTAAGTCGGGAAACTGAAGGGTGCGGCGGAGTTCTGGGTAGGCGGTAAGCAGGAGGAAGATAAGACCGAAGACGATGCCAAAGTCTTCGGTTTAGTCTTACCCGAAGACGCGAAACCCAAACCCGCCGCCCCTTACGAGGTCTGGGACGAAAATTGGGACATCGTAATGATGTTCCTAAGAATGCAGACGCAGTGGAACACCACCATGGCGGGCTACCTCGGTTTGAAATACGAGGTGCTGCTGATGCCTGGCGGCCTGATGGACCTATACTGCGTGGACGACCGCCTCGACATGCTGGAGGGCCTGCAGATCATGGAAACTGCCGCTCTCAGCGCGTTGGCTAAGGGGGAGGATAAGCAGGATGGCTAAGCAGATTGAAGATATTATTGTACGTTTAGGTTTAGAGAAGTTTGAAGGCTTAGATAAGATTCGCGGTTCCTTTCGTGACTTAAGCAAAGTCACAAAGATGTCCGAGCAGGACATCATAGGTGCCCGCAACAGTATTTTTGAATTTGCTAAGACAGCCGGTAATAGTGAAGCAGTAACCAAAGGTCTTGTATCAGCACTACAAGGCTTACGGTCTCAGGCCGACTTTTGCGGCGATGCGTATAGAAGCCTAGCCGACGACATTCGACGTGTAGGCGAAGTACAACGGGGTGCTACGGACGCGCTTATGGCACAACGCAATGCGTTGGTAGCCACGTTCAGCGAAACAACCCGTAACGTCCGAGTCCTTGAAGAGCACCGGGCTGCCCTGGTACGCATTCAGGAGCAGACCCGCGCTAATTCCAGAGCTTACGACACGCTAAGCAGCGATATTGCTCAGATCGCAGAGCGCATAACAGCAGTAACCACCGTAGCAAGGGAGCTTAACGTAGCGCTTAGTAGAGCTTTCCCGGCCACAGCAGCAGGAGTACGAGCGACACTTACGTCGATAAACGCGGGTATCGAGCTGCAGCGACAAGTAATCAACGAGATTGATCTGCGCAGCGGTAGGGAGCGCAGACTAGCTACCACCATAGAAGAACGCGCCACCGCAGAACAACGTCTTAATAGGGCACTCACCGCACAGCGGCAACTTACATTCGGTGAAAGCGTCCGCAGCGGACGCGAAGCTGTGCGCACAGCTGCTGCCGCATTTAACGAAACCACCTTAACCACAGGCTTTTATTCCGCAGAGCGCATCGGGCAGCGGATGGGCGATCTGCCCAACACTACCGCAGGTCTTAATCAAGAACTGGCGGAATTGAGCGAGCGCCTTGTAAATACCACACGCGGCAGTTCCACATACGTGGACGTGGCTCTGCGTATGGCCGAAATACAGAGGCAGTTGCGGACCGACATATTAGGCACTGCCGACGCCTTTAGACAGCTCAACATCGCAGAAAGTGGCGTACGCCGTAGAGAAGGCAAATTAGCCGGTATTCAAGAGTATTACGCAACTCAGGGACCATTAGCGCCTGGCGTTGGAGGTTACCGAGATCCCAACACAGGAGCCATGATTGCCGCTGGTGCGTACACACCGGGGCGAATCCGTGTAGACGAAGCCGCGTACGCCCGCCCCATAGGCCCGCAGCCATTCCCGGAAGCAGCTACGCAGGCGCTGCAGTCCGTTGAATCTGCACAACGATCTGTAACGGACATTTATGAGAGGGCATTCATACAGCGCACTGAATTACAAGCTAAATACAATCAAATCTATATTGACAAGGCTCTTGAAGGGCTTGAGTTAGAAGGCCAACTACGTAAGAAAGAGTTTGATACTCAGCTTGCCGACTTTGACAGGCGTATGGGCATCGCGGATAAGCGCCGAGGTCGCCGCCTAAGCGGGATGCAGCTCGCCCAGGGCGTCGGCGCGGCGCTTAGCGGTGGCATCTTCGGCGGCCCCGAGGGCCTGCTTGGCGGCCTCGGCGGCTTGGCCGTGGGCGGCGTGGGCGGCGCTTTCGCCGGCGCAGCCGCTGGTGCGCAGGTCGGCATGTTCCGCCAGCAGCTCAGCGCAACGACCGACTACTCGGCCCGCATCGACAAGTTGCAGATCGCTCTGCGGGGCATCGTCGGCTCCCAAGACGCTTACAGCCAGGCTTTGGCCGCAGCCGCCTCGGTTACCCGCGATCTCAACATTCCCCAGGAGGTTGCGATCCAGGGCATGACCCGCCTGAGCGCCGCCGTCAAGGGCGCCGGTGGCACGGTAAGCGACTCCGCTTTTGCGTTCCGTGCCGTAAGCGAGGCAGTGAAAGCCACTGGCGGTAACGCCGAGCAGGCCGATGGCGCCCTCCTCGCACTCACGCAGGTCTTCTCCAAAGGCAAGGTCAGCGCTGAAGAACTCAACCAGATCGCTGAGCGGCTGCCCGGCACCTTCACCCTCTTCGCCAAGGCGGCCGGCATGACCGGCCCTCAGCTGCAGAAGGCGCTCCAGGAGGGCCAAGTAGGTCTGAACGACCTAATGAAGTTCCTGCAGCTAATCAGCACTGAGTACGGAAAAACGGCACTCAAGATTGCCGCTTCCAGCCAAGAGGCAGGCGCTCGTTTGACAGTTGCAATGCAAAACATGCAGCTAGAGGTGGGACGCGCCTTGCAACCCATTGGCGCCTCTTTACAGAGTGCTTTTGCAGAGTTTATTACTACCATTACTCCCTCTGTAGTTGCCGCGCTTAAGGGCATAGCCGCTGCGTTTGAGTTTCTAATTGAAAACAAAACTGCTTCGGGCCTAGCGACGTTTGCCTTGCAGCTGGGTGCCGTTACAGCAGGTCTAATTGCGCTGCGTAGCGCCATGGCTACACTCGCCGCTGTAAACCTTGCAGCGATGTTTACAACTACTGCCGCCTCAGCTAAAATTACGGGTGATGTACTGACCACAACAGCGGCTAGCGCAGGAGGACTTGCAGGAAAACTAGGTGCTGTTCGTACTTCTCTGGGTCTCTTAGCTGCCGCAGCCGCAAAGCCGATAGTAATTACAGTAATACTTGCTGGCGTTACCGAAGCCATACTTCGCATCCGTGAAGTTTATGAATTTTTTGGTGAATCGCAGCGAGTGTCTAAGGAGCTTAGCGGTTCGGCGTGGCTCAAGAACATGGGAGGTACAGCCCTTAACCGCACGCAACTCAGTAACTTAGCTACACAAACAACCAATGCCTACAATTTTAACAGGGCAGAGGTAGCTAGGCTCACACAAGAGAGGAAGACACTAGAAAGCCAGATCGCTCTTGCAGATGATAATGTAGCTGCGTCTGGTTTGCGCAATAAGCTAGCTGGAGTAAACACGGGCATACAGACTGCGCAGACTAGAATAAAAAATACAAAAGCTAACCTGGACGCTATTTACGATGCTCTAAATAGACCGAAAGTGGATGCTGCGGCAGGTCTGTCCACATGGCCCACCCCCGCCACAGACGAGGAAAAGAAGAAAAAGTCAGCTGCAGACAAGGCCGCGCGTGACGCTCAAGCCGCGGCCGCCGAACAGCAGCGCCTGGCCAACACCCTGCTCGACCAGCAGCTGCGTGCAGCCGACAGGGTATTCCAGCACCAAATCGAGCTGGACCGTCAGCGCTACGAGCTGCAGAAACGCCTCGACGACGCCCAAGCACAGAACCGCATCTTACGCGAAACTGGTGCAGCACGCGACATCGTAAGCAACTTTGAGGATCTGCAGCGCAGCCTCCGCGAAATCGAGGAGCGCCGTGTCCGCGCAGCTCAAGACGTGCGCCTGGCTAAGCAGACGCAACAAAGCGCTGCAGTACGTGCCACCTTTGACGCCCAAGGTGCAGCAATGCTACGCGGCACTACGGGTGTCATTGCTAGAACGGGTAGTACGGGGCAAAGCACCGGCCCTCACCTAGACGCACGCTGGGCCGATGGTCGTCGAATTACAGCTGCAGATGCAGACCGCTATTTAAGTGTTAACGGCCGCACTCCTTCTAGCTACGGAGTTACTAGCCCTTACGGTCCCAGGAGCTTATTCGGCCGTAATTTTCACGCAGGTATAGATTTTGGAACACCTTCAGGCAGTGGCATAACACTAAAAAATGGCGCCACGTTACTGCGCGATCTAGGTTTTACAGGTGCAGGCGGATACGCAGTAGAGATAAATACAAAGGATGGCCCGATGCGGCTTTTGCATCTGCAGCGCGGATCGGCACGTATGCCCACAGGCGCTGCAGCCCAGCAGAACCGCGCAATCAGAGCGAGCGGTGGTGCGGTCATCGAGGGTCTCGACGTAACGCAGGCCGAAGCTCAGCAACAACTTATCGAAGCCAACGTATCTAAGGAACGCGCTGCGCTATTTGAGCAATTCACGCTCAAGGCCACAGATGCCCTTAGGCAACAAAACGCGACAATGCGCGACAGTAACGAACTGCAGACTCTGCGTAATCGCCTTACCCTAGAAGGCGTGCGCCCTGAGTTTATAGACCTAGAAGAGCGTCTACTCGGACTTCGTAAAGAGCAAAGCCAGGAACAAACAACATATAATCAGCTTGTTAAAGACAACCCCGATAGAAAAGACGAGCTTCAACGCGCTCTAGCTGCGCAGAACGAACAGTACGCCGAGCGTGCGCGGCTTTTGCGAGAAAATGCAGAAGCTGCAGAAGCCTTCAACAAGGCAATGCGCACTCGCCAGGACGATCGCATCGGCCTCGGCCTACGCGAAGGCGCCGAAGCCTACGTCCAGTCGATTGGCACCATGCGCGAGGCCACGACCCAGCTCGCCCAGACCGGCATCAAAGGCGTCGAGGACGCCATCTTCAGCCTCGTCACCACCGGCACCGCCAACTTCCAGGAGTTCGCCGCCTCGATCCTTAGGGACACCGCTCGCATGATCATCCAGCAGCTAATTCTGCGCAGCATTATGCAGATCATTGGCGCCGTTGCTCCTGGTGGTGGTAGCTTCGGTAAGGGGTACTTCGATCCAATTACGGGCAAAGGGGCCGCTGGACCGAACTTCGGTTTTGCCATGGGCGGCGCTTTTGCGAAGAACGGCATCGTCCCCTTCGCCATGGGCGGCATCGTCAACAAGCCCACCCTGTTCAAGTTCGCCAACGGCGGCGCCGGCCGCCTCGGACTTATGGGTGAGGCTGGTCCGGAAGCCATCATGCCCCTCCGCCGCCTCCCCAGCGGCAGGCTTGGCGTCGAATCGGCCGGCAGCGGTGGCAACAGTGTGCAGGTGGACAACATCACCATCAATGTCGAGAACAGCGGCGAGCAGCTGAGTCCAGCGGCTCAAAAGCAAATCGCCGGTCAAGTTCGCGGTATTGTGTTGGCAACCCTCGTTGACCAGCGCCGTGGTGGAGGCGTCCTGCGATGAGCTACCTCACATTCAACGATATTCCTCTTACCACTGCTAGCACCGTCAAGCGGAACAAGCGTTTTCAACGTGCTGCCTTCGGCGATGGCTACAGCCAGATCATGGCAGATGGCCTTAATGCCGAAAAGGAAGTCTGGAGCTGCCGCACCGACATCCTAGAAAGCACGGACGCTTTCACCATCGAAGCCTTGCTAAAGCGCAGCGCCGATACCCCTATAAGCTGGAGCCCACCTGATACCAGTAAATCGTTTGTGGCGCAGTTTAGCGCGGGAATCCTGGTTTTGGGCTACACAAATATAAGCAGCCTGGTACTAACGGGGTACACCCGTCCTACAAATTACACCGCTAACCTCGTAAGTGGCGTGCTTACCAGTGTGACCATTGCCAACAGCGTACCAATCACCATCGCGCTCACCGAAAATCCTAAGAACTACTTACTGCGTGACGGCTGGCAACTCTCTTACGTGAGCTGCAACCGCTATGAAATAGCTTACGAGCTGGAGCGCATCTACGTATGACGCAACAGCCACCTAATGCCGAAACGATTAAATCCCGTCTAGCAACGGTAGTAGACCTCTACACCCTAGACATCACGGTATTACTTCCACCCGGTAGCACCGACCAAGCCATTTACCGCTTCTGCAACTGGAGCCAAGTCAACGGTTCGGACATCGCCTACCAAGGCGATACCTACACCGCACTACCGCTTGAGGCGTCGGGCTTCGAGCGCAACACCAGCGGTCAGCTGGCTCGCCCCAGCATCACCTTTGCCAACATCGGCCTCGCCATCACCGGCCTCGCCAACACCTACGACGACCTCGTTGGTGCAACCGTCAGCCGCATCCGTACACTCACCACCTACCTTGACGGCCAACCCGGCGCAGACCCAGATGCCTACTGGGGTCCAGACGAATGGCTCGTCGAGCAAAAAAGCGGCGAGAACAAACTAGCGGTCACGTTCCAGCTCGCCGTTGCCTTTGACCTGGAAGGCCGCAGCCTCCCGGCCCGCCGAATGCTCCGCGAGCAATGCCAGTGGACCTACCGCAGCAACATCGGTTGCCACTACAGCGGCTCCAACTACTGGGACGTCAACGACAACTCCGTCGCATCGCTCAGTAACGACGTATGCGGTAAGCGACTGGAAAGCTGCAAGTTGCGCTTTGGCGCAGGTAGCCGCCTACCGTTCGGGGGATTCCCCGGCCTCGTTGATAAGTCAGGCTGATGCTTTCCACTTACAGCAACCCGCTTACGCAGCAGCAGATCTCCGCCATCCGCACTGCTGCCGAGGCCGCCTTCCCGGTCGAAGCGTGCGGATTTGTCCTGCTTACCGGCGAAGTCGTCACCTGCACCAATACCGCCGCCCTGCCCGACACCTTCACCATTTCAGCCGCCGAGACAGCGCAATACCTCGACGACGCCCTGTGCAGCTGGCACTCCCACATCAAATTTCCGCGCCTGTCTGAGGCCGACATCCGCGCATCCAAAGCACTCAACCTGCCCTATGCGGTCTGGGATTGCTCCAGCGCTCTGATGTTTTGGCTGGATCCGTCGCAAGATACCGGCCTAATCGGCCGCCCTTGGGCCTACGGCGTCCATGACTGCTACAGCGCCGTCCGCGACTGGTACTGGCAGCAGCACGCCTACGCCATGAACGACTACCCCCGTCAGTACGAAGGCGAGTGGAACGACCGCGGCTTCACGCACTTCGAGGACAACTTCGCCGCAGAGGGCTTCATCAAACTGCCGCCTACCGCAGTGTTTCAACGCGGTGACGTCCTGCTGATGCGTATCCGCAACGATGTTTGCTGCAACCACGTCGCCGTACTGGAAGATCCGGCCGCCAACCAGCTGTACCAGCACTTGGTCGGCCGCCTATCCGGTCTTAGCACTTACAGCCCCTACTTCAGGGAGCAGACCTATGCTGTCCTGAGGAGGTCTGCGTGATGGTAACGGTCCGTTTGCTGGGTGAAGCAGGGCGCCGTTTTGGCCGCGTATTCCGCCTTGCTGTTGGCAGCGCCGCCGAAGCCATCCGCGCTCTGTGCGTCCAACTGCCCGAACTGCGCCTGTTCTTGGTAAACAGCGCCGAAAACGGCATCGCCTGGCGCGTCGTCACCGAAGACCCGATGGGCCTCTCCGAAGACGAACTCGACTGGCCCTGCAGCAAGCGCGTGGTACTTGCCCCTCAACCCACAGGCCGCGGCGCCGTAGGCCGCATCATCGCCGGTGTTGCAATTATTGCGCTTACTTTCGGTATCGGCGCCATCGTTTCTGCTGGTGTAGCACTCGGCGGATTGGCAGGTATTGGTACTGTCGGTACTGCTTTTGTTGGTATCGGGTTTAGTTTGGTCTTAGGTGGTGTAGCGCAACTACTCACACCAACACCCAGAATGCCTGGAGCTGACTTCGGCTCCACCACGCAAGCCGACCGCTCCGACCAGCTCAAAAGTGCGCTGTTTGACAAATCCAACGCCAATACCGCCCAAGGTGACGTGGTGCCGGTGCTCTACGGCGAACGGCTGATCGGCTCTCTGGCCGTGCTTAGCTTTGGCGTCGAAATCGAGAACAGCATCTGATGGAAGATCTGCGCGTTGAAGGTGCCGGCGGCGGCGGTGGGCAGCAACAAGCGCCGCAGGTAATTGTCGCCCCAACGCGCACACCAACAGAGGAAAATAACAACCTCTTCTCGACAGCTTTCGCCAAAACCGTCTATGCCATCTCCGAAGGAGAGATCGAAGGTTTCCCCAATGGCATTGAAAAGGATACCTACCTAGATTCCACGCCGATTAAAAACACGGATGGAACTGCAAACTTTACCGGCTACACACTCGATTACCGCGCCGGTACAGACGAAACCCAGACACCCCTAACCGGTTTTTCAACAGTAGAAACTGCAGTCGGAGTTAGTACCGCAGTTACTACCGCTATAGGGCCGATTACGCGCACAATTACCGATGCCGACGTGGAACGCTGCCGCGTCGTAATTTCGCACACCGCACTCCAGTCAACCAACCAAAGCAACGGTGACATCACTGGAACTAGCGTCGCCTACCGCATCGCCGTCAGCGCCAACGGCGGCCCCTTCGTAACCGTCACAGAACCGACTGTAAGCGGCAAAAGCAACAGCGAGTTCCAGCGGGCATACGAGTTTGATCTTGCTGGTACTGCACCGTGGGCCATCCGTGTCACACGCCTAACCGCCGATAGCGGCAGTGCCTATCTACAGAACGGCATCGTCTGGCAGAGCTACACCGAAATCGTCGACGAGAAGTTCGCCTACCCCAACACCGCCCACCTGGGACTCAAGGTCGACGCACGCCAGTTCAACTCCATCCCCGACGTAAGTCTGCGCTTGCGCGGCAAGCGCGTTCAAGTACCACAGAACTACGACCCAACTACCCGCACTTACAGCGGCCTCTGGGACGGCACGTTCAAAACTGCGTGGACCGACAACCCGGCCTGGATCTTTCGCGACATTGTTCTCAATCCCCGCTTTGGCGTAAGGCGGTATGTCTCGTCAATCGCCATCGACCCCTGGTTCCTTTACACCATTTCGCAGTATTGCGACGAGCAGGTCTACGACGGTCAAGGCGGCACCGAACCCCGCTTCACCTGCAACGTCTACCTTCAAAACGCTGGCGCAGTTTTTGAAGTCCTTAATTCTCTTGCCTCAGTTTTTCGCGGCCTTATTTACTACGCCGACAACAAGCTCTACCTAACGCAGGATCGCCCGCAACCTCCGGTACAACAATTCAGCGAAGCCAACGTAATCCAAGAAGTTGGCGAAGACGGTCAAATCACCGCACCGTGCTTTAACTACAGCAGCAGTGCCCGCACCGCCCGCAAAACAGTCTGCATTGCCAACTGGGACGACCCAGCGCAGAACTACAGCAGCGTCGTCGAATATCTGCAGGATGACGAACTGCTCCAGCGCCTCGGGTACAACCCCATCGACCTGCGCTTGCTTGGTGTTACATCACGCGGCCAAGCCCTTCGCGCAGCAAAGCACACGCTGTTCAGCAACCGCTACGAAACCGAAACCGTCAGCTTCCGCATCGCCGCCGAGGGTTTGGCCAGCAGCGTCGGCGAAATCATCCAGATCGCCGACCCACTCCGCCAAGGCCAACGCCTAGCCGGCCGCCTCGTCGAAGTAGACGGCAACCGCCTGGTACTCGACGCCGTGCTTGCCCTAAACCCGGCAATCTCCTACACGCTGTCCCTCGTCATCCCAGACGGCGAAACAGTAACCAACCCCGACGGCAGCACCACAACGCAACCCAAGTTGCAGGTGCTCAACATCGTCGACTACACCACGCTCGCTGGTGCATCCGACCTGCGCACCCTTACAGCCCAAAACGACGACACACTTATTACACAAAGCGGCGACATCATTACTGGTTATGTCAACGAAGAAGACAACGGCCGCACCGTTGTCACCTGCGACGGCATCGTCACAACTCAGGCTGGTGCGTTGTGGGTACTGGAGTGGACCTCACTGAACGCAGCCCTTTACCGCATCATTTCCATTGCGGAATCGGACCAGCTCATCTTTGAAGTCCAAGCGATTCAGTACAACGACTCCAAGTACGGCTACGTCGATAACAACCTGCCCATCGCAGTCCCCAAGGACCGCTTTACGCTGCAGAGCCCCTTGGTCGTCACAAACCTATCGGCCGCACTGGTCTATCGCAACAAGCGCGTGCAGATTGAAGCGCAGTGGCGCTCACCGCAACGCGACCTTGCCGACGACACGCTGGTGCGCGGCTACCGCTACCAGTGGCGCAAATCCGACGCAACGCAGTGGAGCGACATCCTCGTCGCCTCAACAACCAACGCCACCATCCCCCTTCCCGAACACGTCTTTACCGCCTCCTACCAATTCCGCGTTGCCACTTTTGACCGCCTGGGGCGCCAAAGCGATTGGGTCGCCGTCACCGCCGCCAACTTTGAAGCGCTCCCCGACCTCAGCGACCCGGCGTACAACGCCGTTGTGCGCCACCAAAACCAGCCCGACGGCACCCAACTGCTAATCGTCGATGCGGGCATTTGTCCCATTCCCGAGCGTGTAACCGGCTACCGCGTCTGGGCATTCCCCACCAACGTGCCTACGGTCATCCCCGGCGTCAAATCCCCCGACGCCACCGGCTGGTACTTCCTAAGCGACATCCCCCTCACGGGTTACTACACCATTGCGTTCCACGCCCCAGGCGAATGGGAAGTGCGGGTTGCGTTCACCAGCGCAATCTTCGGCGAAGAACCCGCCGACTACATCTACGACACGGTGGAGCGCGGCGAAATTGTGCCACCCACCCCCAACCTGTTCACCGTTGTCGAAAACACCAACAGCGGCCAGAAACGCTTTAGTTGGCAACTTCCGCTGTCGCTGTACGGCTCCTGGGACCAAGGCGTCGTGTCGGATGTTGTCGGCTACGAGATCCGCTACAAACAAGGCAGCCTCGTCAATAACAGCCCCGCCCAAACCTGGGACGTGGGCATCGAACTGTACTCAGGCGGCGTCAACGCCAAACAGCAGTGGTTTGAGACCGCGCTGTTCGACAGAGACGAATGGACCGTCATGGTCAAGTCCGTCGATGCAACCCAATGGCGCAGCGACACACCCGCATACGTCGTCGTCAATATCGGCGGTCCACCAATCAGCAACGCCGTCTACGACGAAACCATTGATAACACCACTTGGCCCGGCACCTTCATTAACGCCCAGCTTGTCACACTGTTCAACATAACCACCCAAGCCAGCGACCAGCTAATTACCCAAAGCGGCGACGCTTTCGTAGCAACTACCGGATCCTCCTCATCCTCAACCATCGCAGTACTGGAGCAGATCGACCCCACGCTCGACAGCTACTACCGCTGGAACTTTGACAACAATTTCCTAGAAAGCGCAATCCTGATTAACACCACAGCCTACGCAACGTACCAGCACAGCATTGCTGCCCTTTCCGGTGCCGACACAAACATTTTCCAAGAAAACGACGACGAAGTATTCCAAGAAAACGACGACTCAATTTTCGCCGAACAACGCACCTATGCCGCAGGCGCCCTTAGCGGCGAATCCAGCGGCATCCTGCACCCGTATGCACCCTACGAAAAACTAATCGAAGACGTCTACCAAGTGCAAACACTATTTCGCAGTGTAGACGGCATAGCCCCTGGAGCACTTACTGAAATCAGTTTCGAGCTTGATTATCCCGACGTAATTGAAAACAAAGAAGACGTAAGTATCAGTTCCAGTGGCGCTGGTACGGCTATCAACCTCACTAAACCGTTCCGTGCCGTTAAATCTGTGCAAGTCACGCTGCAGGACACCGGTTCAGGTGCGGTCAACGCGATCGTATTGAGCAAGTCGACCAGCTCAGTTACAGTGAAGTGCATCAACAGCAGCGGAACTGCCGTGGCTGGCCTTATTGATCTGACTGTGGTGGGCTACTGATGGCTGGGCTTCGGATCTCACAGCTGCCAGCCGCAACGGCTGTTGCCTCGGCAGACATTTTCCCGTTCAGCTCGATCAGCGGCAGCCAAACCCGCAAGGTCACCGCTGCTGTACTGGGCCTAGCACTGACGCAACTCGGCTTGAGCGTCGGTTCCACGCAACCACTTGCGCCATACAACGGCCAATGCTGGGTCGACACCAGCACCAACCCGCCGGTGCTCAAGGTCTGGAACGGCGCAACCTGGACAATCCTTAGCTTCCTTCCGGGCGCTTCTATCAGCACCAACCCTGGAGCAACCGCCCCGGCATCCCCGGCACTGGGACTTCTGTGGCAGGACACCGCCCAGACGCCCGACCAACTCAAGATGTGGGACGGCAGCAACTGGGTAAGGGTTGACCCGCAGGGCATTACCCAAGCCGCTGGCGACGTTCGCTATTTGCAGATAGCCACGGCAGCCAGCACCTACCTCGCCCTGAGCGGTGGAACACTAAGCGGCAACCTCACGCTGCCGGGCGTGCCAACCACCACCAACATGGCCGCCACCAAGGGCTATGTGGACACACAGATCGCCGCAATCCCAGCCGCGACTGATCTGACCCCTGCTGGAACGGTGATTTGGACCGCACGCACTACCGCCCCCACCGGCTACCTCAAAGCCAATGGCGCCGCCATCAGCCGCACCACCTATGCCACGTTGTTCAGCGCCATCGGCACCACCTACGGCGTAGGCGACGGCAGCACCACTTTCAACCTTCCTGACCTGCGCGGTGAGTTTATCCGCGGCTGGGACGACGGACGCGGCATCGACGCCGGCCGCAACCTCGGCTCCAACCAAGCGCAGGACTACCAAAGCCACAACCACTCAGCAACATCCACGGTTTATGATCCGTCCCACGATCATGCCTACCCCCGACCCTATTACGGCACGGCTGCCGGAGGAGCCGGAGTTCCTGGCGCTGAACTGGGGACAGCCGGAACAGAGGGCTTTGTAGACGTGGCAGTACAGCACGGATTTACTGGCATATCCGTAGGGACAACAGTCGCAAACAGCGGCGGCACCGAAACTAGACCGCGCAACATCAGTCTCCTGGGATGTATCAAAACTTAGATACAGCACAGTCCACTAACCCACCGCACTAAGTACAATGGCCAACATCAGGATTACCGATCTCACCGCTTACACCGATGCAGCCAGCACCGACGTGCTGCCCATCGTTGACGTAAGCAACAACGTCACCAAAAAGGTCAGCATCAGTGATCTGCTGAAAGCCACGCCTTTGGGCAGTGCTGCGGCACCCGCCATCGCCATTGACGGCGACCCCAACACCGGCATCTACAGCCCCGGCGCCGATCAACTCGCAGTCAGTACCGCTGGTACGGGACGACTGTTTATCGACAGCTCCGGCCGCGTGGGGATTGGGACGACAAACCCTCAGGACAGTGTTGTCAACATTGCTACTTCGTCTGCGGCTGGGGCTTTTAATCCTCTGCTTACACACTTGTCTGGAGGCTTTGCAGGATCCCACTCGTTACACCTAGGCGCGTGGACTTCAACCGGAACTGATAGGATTTACGGCTGCAAGATCAAAACAAACTATAACTACGCCTCAAGTGGCGCAACGGCTCTTTCTTTTGAAGTTACCAACGCAGGTGGCTCTTTGTTCGAGGCCGCCCGCATCGACAGCGCCGGCAACGTGGGGATTGGGACGAGTTCGCCGGGAAGCCTGCTCGATGTCAGATTCCCAACTAGCCCTAACACTAACAATGGCAACGGGTTTAATACTTTTCGTGTCTGGACTTCAAGCGCATTAGCTGCCGACACGGGCGGTGCAATCAGCCTAGGTGGTGTCAGTGCTACAGGAGGAGCCGCAAGTTCTTTTGGACAGATTGCAGGCCGCAAAGTAAATGCTACTTCGGCTGACTACGCAGGTTATTTGCAATTTTCAGTTAATAATGCAGTCGGCACGATGCTAGAGGCCATGCGCATCAATAACGCTGGCCGCGTGGGGATTGGAACGAGTAGTCCTGATTCACTGTTGGATGTCAACGGGGCAGTAACGGCTCGCGGTGATGGTTCACTGGTCGGTATTTATCTAGGTAGCGGTTGTGCAATCAGAGACATTGGCACCGGCTCATCTACTTACATTGATCTGGCAACAGGAAGCGCCTCTCACGGGTCACTAATTGTTCGAAGCAGTAACGCTTATACGGAGCGGATGCGGGTTGCCGGCGGAGGTGAGATCTATTTCCCGTCTGTTGGCACCACCGCATCCGCTGCTAACGCGTTCCTTAATAACGCAAGTTCACCGGCGAACCAGCTCCTGCGGTCTACCTCTTCGCGCCGGTACAAGACTGACATTGAAGATCTGCAAGATCAGAATGCCGATGCAATCCTTGGCCTTCGCCCGGTCTGGTATCGGTCACTGGCTGAAGCCGATCGCAAGGACTGGTCTTGGTACGGCCTCATCGCAGAAGAAGTGGCTGAGGTTGAGCCGCGTCTTGTCTTCTGGACTTACCTAGAAGATGCCTACGAAGAAGTCGATGACAAGCGTCAACTCAAGGCTGACGCTGAAATGGTGCCTGATGGCGTTCAATACGATCGCTTGACGGTGCTGCTGCTGGATCTGGTGCAGCGCCAGAACGAGCGCATCGAAACCCTAGAAGCCAAGGTCGCCGCACTGGAGGCCGCATGACCGTTCACACCGTCATCGAACTCGGCGGCAACATCAGCCGCCTGCCCCATGCCTGCCGCGTAGCTCTGGCCCTCCCCGATGCCCAGTTGATCATCTCCAGCGAGGGCGGCGCCCAGCAGTGTCTGCAGACTGCGCTCGACGCTGGCCTGCCCCGTGAGCGAATCCACCTCGACTACCAAGCGTGGGACACGGTGACCAACTTCACCAAGACAGCCGCCTTGGTGAAAAGCCTCGGCACCACCGATCTACACGTAGTGACCGACGGCTTTCACATGCGCCGCTCGATCGGCATCGCTCTCATCGTCTACGCCATGACTGGCATTCGTTGCCACGCTGAGCCCAGCAGCAACGGTGACCCCGAGCCCTGGTGCCTGACCAGCGAAGACTGGCTACGCGCCCTTGTGTGGCGCCTCACCGGCTACCAGCACATCTGGCGTGATGTCTACGATCAGCGAATGCCGTACTACCGGCAGCAAGCTGAAATTGCGGCTACGTTGTAACATACCAACGTCAGCAACCTTCCCGTGGCCGCAGTCAGTACCGTCTTTACTTGGCGCATCGCCAACCTTGAGCGCCAAACCGCCGACGGTTGCGTGTACACCGCCCACTACACCGTGGACGCCGCCGACGGCACCTACAGCGCCGGCGCTTACGGCAGCATCGGACTGGAGCGCGGCGACGCTGCCCTTATCCCCTTTGCCGATCTCATCGAAGAGACTGTGATCAGCTGGGTGCAAGACAAACTCGGTGGCCCCGAAAAAGTGAGCGAAATCGAGGCAGCCCTCCAAGCACAACTCGACGAACAGCACCAGCCAACCCGCGCATCCGGCCTGCCCTGGAGCGCTAACTGATGGCCGTCAAAGCTAAGACCGGCACCGCCCGCGTCGAGCACGTACCTGGCAAGCCCAAGCTCACCCGCCAAGGTCAGGGCCAGCACAGCAAGCCCAGCCACGGCCGAAAGCTGCGGCGCGGCCAAGGTAAGCCGTAGCGTAACGCTACGGCGCCGCCATTGTGCAGAGCCGCTGCCTATGCAACCCCTGCGGGCTAGGCTGCCTATGCGA